CAACAAATAAGATCAATCATAACCAGTGTAAGAAACGGATTAAAATACTTCTTTGCTTTTGTCGCTGTCATTTTATACTTTTTCGAGGTACGAAGTTCGCCGCGCTGCTTTGCCTTCTGAATCCCCGAAATAAAATCTATCCCCATTGCAACAATGATAGCTGTCATACTCACCGCTATCAAAACCAAATGTAAAAACAAATGGTCGTGAATGAATGCTTCGATAATGTCGTTCATATTCTTTTGTGTTTGCGTTTGTATATTATTCCAATAGTAATTTATTGATAGCATCAATAAAGGATGGGGAACACAAACTCGCGTATTCCCTAATCATATTACACTCTTCATCGTTATACTCAATCTCTCCATTAGAGTTGAATATTTTAAATGCAAGAGCATGAGCCTCTATTCCTCTACCAAGTTGATAAATGATATTTGCAAAATCCTTTTTGTAGTTCTCAACGGAGCATCTTGTCTTATCAATATCAACAAAAACCTCAATTCTTTCAAAATTTATCCTTTTCATAATCACTTCCAATCATTGTTGTTTGAAGCACCAAACATCAGACCTCTTCCCAACCAGTCAGAGTTCGGTGACGGATACATAAAATCTGCCAATTGCATACAATGGTGCATAGAACCGCCATTCAACGTTTGCTTTGTTCCATTCGCATATACCTGAACATTATTATAATTGTCATTTGCATTAACCAAGAATATCCTTTGGGTAACGGCGAGACTCAAAAGATAACGGTAGGTCGCGCTTGACGTTATTCTGAATATGACCGTATCGACTGGAAAGCCCGATGTCTCGCCGTTATAATCGTATCTTGGCGAATAGCAAGGAACTATATAATAAGTTTCATTATTTGAAGAAGTCCCGGAAGTCAAAGGAATATAAGTACCGGCTTTATCAGCCCCTTTTGTGTACACATAGGCATAGGAGCCATAAACTACCATAATGCTTCTTTCTCTTGCGCCAAACACACCTCTACACCATAAGTCAGAAGTGTAGAAGCGTAATGATCGGCTGTCTTTAGTTCCTTGATGATACATATCACCATCAAACCACATCCTTCCATCACTTCCAAAACTGATTCCCCCAACCGCATTACCAGCATCATTTACGCAATTCAGTCTTGTAAAAGAGCCTGACACACCTTTCAATGTACCTTCAAAAGTGCTGTCACCTGAAATGACCGCACCAGTAGCATAAAGTTTCCCTGCTATACTTACTTTATATGGTGCATCAGTCGGTGTTGTAGCTCCAATCCATAGCGGATAGTCGCCACCAACAAGCCCTGCCGCAACCGTTGTGTTGTCAGATTTCATAATCAAAAGCTGATTACCCTGCATAAATCGAAGAATAGCGTTTTGAGCCATGATAAGCGGAGTGTACACCGGTACCAAAGAATTAAACTTCTGCCAATAAGTTGTATTTGTTACTGGAATGGAATCACTGGACGTATGAGTTTTCAGACATTTATACGCGTTAAACGTATTGGCACCGGTAGTCACAATAGCAATATCCAAGTACCGGGTACCGGAAGTCAAAGCCTCGTCATTGCGATACTCTATGCCTTTAGCCCATTCGGATTGCCGGAGAATACAGCCCTGAAGCCCGTTTTTCCCCGGTTCCCCATTAGTACCGTCAATTCCATTTTTGGCCTTTCTTCGTATTAATATATGCCCTTGTGCCTCCATACCGGATTACTTCAATTTTGCCAATACTTCTTTTGCGATCTCTTTAGCCTTGATACGATAGTTCTGATAATCAGTATATTCTTTCAGATACTCGGCACGCTTATCTTCGTCAAGTTCCGAAGTTGTATCACGTGCCATTTCCAAATTGGCAAAAATGGCATCACGTTTGTTTGCATCATAACGTTCCATGATAATGGCGCTTACAATGCTGTCATAATCATGTTCCCCTTCAACATCCACATTTTCACAGACATACTGGTCTTCAACCACCACATCTTCCGAACCGGCCTTTTGAACAGCTTCTCTTCTCTCAAAGTCAAAGTAAATGCGTAGCAACGCACCTTCAAGTACAAATTCAATACCAGTCGGCAGTTCTCCTACAAGAGTTCCATAACTTTTCATAAATTACCTCCATTTTTATAATTATTCTTCAAAATAATAAGCACTCTTCCCGTCACCTAACGAACGCCGCTTGACAATCACATTTTCCACTGGAAAAATCTTTTGACCGTTATTCTCCGCTTCGCGAGCCTGATCCAACACATCTTTCAGGTTGTAACAGTTCGTTATGAATTTGCTACGTTGTCCGTTCTGTTCAAAAAGAACACAATATCTTCCTTCACCTTGCTTTGTCTTCACATTCGTTTCAAAGTCCACTACTGTTATAGGGACATTGAGAATATCCATCAATCTTGTTTCTTTTACATCGAAGAACTTCTTTCCATCCTTCGTTCTACCACTCTGTTTGATACCTTTATCTGCAAAACTCATATCATTATTTGTTATTGTTCTCCATAAATTCTTACAATCTCCCCACTTGCACCAGCCCCAGTATGAAGCTCGTATCTCGCGGTTACGTTTCCGGCTTTTTATCCGTTTCACCTTTCGGGCAAAATTCTTTTTCATACTTTTGCGCATCCGAACATTATCTTTCGTGAAGCAATAGCCCAAAAAGTTAATCCTTCTTCCTCTTACTACGTTTTCGCTTTCTACGCTTTTTGTTCCCATTCTTTGTTTCTGTTCCTATCGGAGCGATACAGCTGTTAGCTTTGACTACCAACCCGACTTTTGCACTTTCCCGTTCATACGCACGAATGAGAAATAATGCTTCTGCCTTAGAACGAGCCAGCATAACATTATCATCGCAATATCTATGCAGGCATTTGACATGATATTTCTCCTTCATTGTATGATCTATCCGACTTGCCGCAAAATTGCCGATAGGTTGACTTGTAAATGCTCCAATTGGAACACCTCTTTTTCCGTTCAACTTCATTCTCCAATACGTCAATTAACTCCGTTCCGCTGTCATACGATAAAACAGCTATCTCAATCAGTTTAATAAATCGTTCATCTTTAAATTTCCTTCTCAATGCAGCAACAATAAGCTCATGAAGAATACTTTGATAAAACTTTTTAAAATCAGTTTTTACGAACCATTTGCATTCCGGGTACCGGCGAAGGAAACTTTTCATTCTCCTTACTCCAAAATGAAGTCCTTTTCCCTTAATACATGCACTCGTATCATAAATCAGACTTTTATAAATATCTTCTCCAATCACCCTCATAATCGCATGATGCAATATACGCCACGGGAAATATTTCTGTTTGACAATATCTCGGACTTTTCCAGCATCACTTCTTACCTTCATCACGCTATAATCCGGTGCCGGAAAATCCAATGTCAGAATCATCAACTGCAAAGCTCGGAGGTCTTCTTCTGGGTGAAGATTATGCCGCCTGATAAAACGATTTTTCTTAACCTTCCCATCTTGTGCCTCTCTGTCCGCTTCACGCAAATTGTTTATTTCTGCAATACGTTCAAGAATATATCCGACTCTTTTAGGTTTCTTTCCACCGCTTGCTTCTATCCGTCTATCGTCAGCCTCTATCCTTTCCGCTATAATTCTATCAATTTCATCATGTGACAGATTTCTCCAATCAATATCATTTCTTCCAATATTCACTGTTGCTTTGTTTTAAAATTTACACCATACTTCCAATTTTGTCTTGTTCAGACTATTTTAATTATTCCGATAACTGCAAGCTGTTTCTACTTGCTTGAATAATTCGCCCGGAGCTTTCGAGAACCAACCTACTAACACCGCTTGTTGCCTTCCGCAAATTGGGCAACCTTTCCGCATTCTTGATTTTCTGACATCGTAACCAATTGATTACTACGTTGCAACGATATAAATCCTGCAAGGTCATGGCTCGGAGAACTCGCAGATCACTCTACGATAAATAAGTATGGCGAGAGCCGATATTCGCATTCGAGTTCGACCAATCGTTATTCGAGTTCGCATAAGCGAGGCCGCAATTCGCACCGTTATTCGCATTACCGCCCCAAAGAACCAGCTCTTGTTCCCCTCTACCAACCGTCCACGCCTTTCGGCTTTCGTCCCGTTATCCGTAGCCGTAAAACGAGAAGGTGGACGGGTTTTAATTAATTGAAATTCAAAGAACTAATATTTCAAAATCTATCATGCAGCCATCAAAGATGCACCGCTAACAAATGTTAAATCTCCAAAATACGCAAGGCGAGAGCCGAGAGACGCATCCGAGTACGACCAACCGGCACGCGAGTCCGCACAAGCGAGGCCGCAAGACGCACCGGAAGACGCAGACCCGCCCCAAAGAACCAGCTGCCCAGTAGTGTTTGCCCATGAATAATCAGCCCAATAAGAAGTGCTATTTCCACCAATCTTTTTCGGGAAAATATCAAAATGCTCCCCAAGAATTATTTCCTGCACTTGACCGGAAACTGTCTGCCGGGTAGCTTGTCTGTATTCACCATTTGGATGCGCAGCTAATTCAGCAGTAGTTGGTAAACGGTTTCCCTTATAAATGAAAATCTCAGTTCCACTTTGAGCACTATTGTTGGAACTACCACAAAATACTCCTTGCAGAAATTCCCATTGCCACCCATAAGGATCTTCTATACCCATCATGTTCACCCGTGAGCAATCCACCCCAGTATTACTTCCATTCACCACAGAAATAGCAATTTTACCCCAGTTGTCACCGAGACTTTTTGTTGCACCAGTTTTCAAAGCTGCCGCAGCAGCCCACAAATCTTTACTGGAGCTACCACCTACACCATAACCGAGTTTGGCTTGAATATTGGTATCTCCATATTGGGACAGTCCCAACATCATAATAAGTTTTCGCTGATCGTAATCAGTCAGCCCCCATTCCTTACCATTTACTTGTGCAGCAGTCCAAAATGCGTTGATCGTCTTGCTGCCTGCCGGTGCAACTCCTGAACGTGAGACAAGTGCACTACCTGACATGGAGCCTTTATATGCCCCGATACAATTATACATTCCACCGTTTGCCCCACCGATAAACTCACCGCCAATAGGTAGCATGGAGAGCCATAAGATCGGTACACCACTTACACTGTCAGTCTGTACACGATAATACAAACGCGGCCCTATCCACATCACATGCCCTTTGGTTTCATCTACCGTAGTACCATCGGCAAACACCGCACTATTGGTAGGGGATAATTTTGCCGCCCTTCCATCATTCGTTACAAGATAACGGCCACAATACAACTTGTATTCTGTCCATGCGGCTGTATTACCTATCACACCATAGTTTGTGCTACTTTGGATTGATTGTTTGATTGGAATCCCCCAAGCCACTTGCCTCAACATTTGTTCGTCACCATTATTGATAGCATTCATGAAGTTTTCTATGGTAATGCGTCTAACACTACCACCAACTTCCACCAGCACTGTATTGGAGCGTAGAATGGAAGTTACCAATGTTTCATTTCCTAATCCTTTAGTTGCCATAATATTATTTTGTTTTTTATGTTAATTAAAATGACACTCTGCCAAAACATCAACATCATATTGAGTCCCGTTTCTGTCGGTTTCCGTTGTTGTTACAGATATGGAATTTGTCGTAGAATGTTTCAAACTCTTCCAGTTTTCCTTATCCATCACATCCATAGTCCATGATGCGGAAGTGGGAGTATAAGTTAATCCAGTTGTCATATTTACAATCTTGGCACTTACTGTAACGGGCTGGCCGGTATCAACCTCTTTGTTGGAAGAAGTTATATAACACACAATCTGAAATTCATCTGCCGTGTCAACAATGCGTACCCCGGCACGTGCTATCGGTTGTGAAGCACCTGAAGACTGATAAACTTCCGCTATGAACAACTGGGTACCATCCACATCACCACGGGTAACAGTTATACTCTTTTGCCCGTTCTTATCAGCCCAAGCCGTCGTGTCCTTATACCATTTTATATAGTAATCGGTAATGGCATTGGCACCGGCATATAGCTTGGTAGTCAGAGTACAACTTGTTACTTTACTTGTTAGCTGCTCGGTACTTGCAAGAATAGCAAGATAATAAGAACTGGCTCCCATGTTCTGAATGGCAATAGGTAGCTCACCAGTCAAATTATATTCAACACCTGCCGTAGAAGCGACACACGAATAAGTCAATGTATCTCCTGCAACATTCGTTTTACTCGCCAAGTTTCCGATAATTTTAATGGCGCCGGTACCAGTATTCAAAGAAAATTTACCCGTACTGTCTTTTTTCCAACCTCCACTTTCAGCACCATTAAAATTTAAAGCCACCCCGTTGTAAGTCCAACTATGGCCTGACAAACTGACTGCTAACCCACGCGCCGAAGTTACTTTAGGTGTCCGTATCGGCTGATTTGCGGCCACACTCCAATCAGGAGAGACAGCCCCACTTTCTTCATCTACGGCCTGAAACAATGGAATGCCATTGTTTTCAAAAG